GCATCTCGTCGGGGGTGATGATGGCTGGGTCGGCTGGGGTGGTGTTGTTGGCTAAGAATTGTTTGGCTGCGATCTTCCAGTCGCCGTGATGGTCTCGTGCTGCCATGTAACCAAACCTGTTGTATCCGCCTTCTGGTAGCCATGACACGGATGATGTGAACACGATCAGTGCATCGTTGCCGTTGTGTCCGATGGTGGCTGAGATGCCGTCACGACTGTCTTTGCCTGGTCGAGTCCAGTGTTGTTCACCGTGATGTGTTGTTTTGGCGAGTGTCCAACCGTCTGGGATGAGTAGTTCTTCCCATGTGGTTTGCGCACAGTATCGAGCCGATGGTGTGGTTGGGTCAGCGAGGAACAGGTCGGTTGTGCCTTGGGGCTTGACCATCTGTGGATTGGTCGTGAGAAGCGTCAGGAGCCACTGTGGTGCGTTCGCAGGCCGTTTCTCCATAGGAGACCACCCATCAACCCACTGATACTCCTTACCGTTCGGATGCACCGTTGGTGCAGCCAACACCTGCCCACCTTCACCCCTGATGTCCAACCCCACCCCAAGCCGTGACCCAGCATCATTGCGCACCTCAACAGGTGAATAGAAGTAGAGGTGCTGTCCGCCTGTGCCGGTGATTGCTGTAACCGTTTCAGGTAACGCACCATAGCGTTGCTCCAACTCATGCAACGTATCTGACCCTCGATACTGCTCACGGTCATCAACATCAACAACAAATATCTGCCCATGCTTCGTGCGACCTGTAGCAATCCCGATCCCATAACTCTTGTAGTCACCAGACCACCATGATGTGACCACATCAAGATCATCAGTGGCTTTCGTTTGCCAAGCGTCAATGCCAGGGTATTTGTGTCCAGGACGAATCGGTATCACCCTGATACCTAACCGTGCATAGTCGAGAGCTGTATCAAGTGTTGTCATCAGACGCTCATTGCGTCGTCAAGCCAGTTGTCCCAGATTTCGGCTGGGTGGAAGCCGAGGTGGATTGCGTATCGGTCTGCTTCGTATTCTCTGATGGTGTGGAATCCTGTGCGCCACCTGACAACACAGGATCGGCTGATGCCAAGCATGTCTGCCATTTCTTGATCGTTGGTGCCTGCTGTGAATGTGGCGAGCAGGTTGATTGCAGGGTATCGGTGTTGTTTTGGTTTGGTTGCCATTGGTGCCTCCTTGGGGCTTGGGTTAGATGTTTCCTTCGGTGAGTGATTTTGCGATTCGGTATTGTTCTGCTGAGGTCGCTGACACTAGCAGTCCAAGTGTGGTTGATGAGGTTTGTCTGTTCAAGGTGGTAATCCAGAATGATTGTGAGCCGTCTATGCGTTCAACTGTGGCGACAACAACGTAGGCCGTGCAGAGTCCGTTGGCTGCTGCTTCAATAAACTCTGCTACTGGATCATCAATCATCATCTTCTACGCCTCGATCACCGCAGTACGGCTGGGTTGGGATTGGGGTTGGGCATGGGCATGGGTTGAGCCGGTTGAGTCCTGGGAGGGTCATGTTTGTGTTTCCTGAATGATGGTGAGGTCAACTTGTGAGTAGTGGATCAGTCTGCCGTCTTTGCCTAAGCCAACCCATGTTGGTGCGTCTGAGTCGCATAGGCATCCTGTGGTGCGTTGGGTGTCGAGTTTGACTACTCCTTTGCAGGCGTTGCAGCGTACTTGGATGATCATTGTTCGTCTGCTTGCCAGGGTTGGATGTCTTCTTCTGGTACGTCGGTGGCGATCATAAATGTGTGGCCGTAACGCACGTCGTATCGTGTTTCTTTACCATCCGTCATCACGACTGATTCAATGACTCCTGATTCGTCGTCAAGTATTACTTTGTCGCCGATATTGAATTGTCTCATTGTGTGTCCATTCGTAGTGCGTGTAGTTCACCAGACATTGCTGCCAGAGTGGTTTCTAGGGTTTGGATGTGGGAGTTGAGTCGTGCTATTTCGTTGCAAAGTTCTAGGACTTCAACACGAAGTTTTTGTGCGATCAACTGTTCTTGTGCTGTTTCGTGGATCAGCTCTGCGATGCGGAAGTCTTTGTCTTTGATGTCTATGTCGTAGTCACTCATGCCCATCAGAGTTTCTTTCTAATGCTTCTTTGATCCAATGAAGATTCAACTCAATTCCGGCAAGGGAACCCAGGTCACTATCTTGTAACAGTTCAATGCCGTCAGCGATTCTTTTCAGTTGAATCAATAATTCGTTTATTTGATTGTCGTTCACAGTTCTGCGCCTTGGGCTAGGAAGATTCGCAGGCGTGAGATGTCTGAGTGGGCTTGGGTGAGTGTGATTCGGCATGCTTCAAGTTCGGCCATGAGGCTGTTGCCTGCGTCTCGTAGGTTGTCTCGGTCTTCGGTGACGAGTTCAAGTGCGTTGGATAGGTCGGAGACTCGTTGTTCGAGTTCTGCGATGAGGTTCACGGTGTCTGGTGTCATTTTGGTTTGCTCCTTCGGGCTAGTTCGGTTTTGAGTGCTTCTAATGTTGCGAAGAATCGGTCTTGGTCTGCTACCCCGATGACCATCTTCTCTAGGAATTGGATTGCGTTTTGTAGGTCTTGCTTTGTCATATAACTCCTGTTGGTACTGAATTGCTGGGTGGGGTTCAACGGTTCGGGGGAGCGGCTCCCCACCCAGCAAACTTGTGTGAATGAGTGGCTGGAGAGTTCTCACCTGTCTCTCCATTCAATGCCCAACAGTTAATCTTTAAGGGCAACCACCGTTGCTAGTTGATTGTTACCACATCGCTTGTGAATCGTCAGTTGTGCCAGGCTCTACTTTGGCCTTGTACAACTTTGGTGCGTTGAATCCTTTCGTTTTCTTTTCGCCATCTCCTGTGTATTTCACAGTCAAGTTGGTGCCGACCATTGCGGTCACGCCAGCAGCGGTGGCTGCTTCACGGATGGTTTTGACCATTGCGCCACGTGCCCAGATGTTGCCAATCTCTGTGCCGGTGTTGATGGTGAACACGAAGACGTATCGCACGTCGCCGTTGTCCCAAGTTTTCGTGTTGCCTTGTGGGTCACGATCTTCGAGTTTTTTGACCTCTAAGACTTTGCCCGAATGGGTGTCGCCTGGTGTCTCGAACTTGAGCGCAGGATATTTTGATCCTCCGTCTTGTAGGAATATGTCTGTCATTGCCTAACCTCCTGAACTCTGAACGAGTTCTGTTCTGGGATGTATTGGATTGTCACTTGGTCAACGGTGATGCCGTAGCAGATTTGAGCGAACAGCTCAGCCTGTGCAGCATTCAGATGACCTAGTGCTTCGCCTGCTTTTGGGTATGTCTCCTTGGTAATGTGGGAGCAGATGCCCTTCACCAAGTCTCGGTCAAACTGTCCGTCTTGCATGAGGAGAATAATTCCTCGTGCAACTTCGTACCGTCTGTGAGATTTCACTGCATGCAAGTTCAAGTTCTTGCCTGCCGATTGTGCATCAATCAACAGTTGCGAGTATTCGTTGCGCAATTTGTGATTGAGTGATTGGATTTGTGTGCGAATGTATTCCAACGCTTGAATGTCTTCTTTGGATTGGTCGAATGCTCGACCTTCAAAGGTGTGTATTGTTGCAACGCTCATCCTGGGTACTCATCCTTAGTCTTGAACACGCTGACATCAGCATCATCGAAGCCTGCGATCTTGCGTTTCTTTGGCTTCGGTGTTGTCGGATCAGGTTCAAAGAACGGTGCCGAATGCTCAGCCTCCACCAACTCAATGACTCGTATCAACGCATCAAAGTGTTCATTGGTGCATTGGTCGAAGTGTGGCACTCCTTGTGGCCATGACAGGATCAGCATCTTTTGTGCCGATACTGACAGGGCTTGGATTCGTGCCTTCATCCAACCTGCACGAGCCGTCAACGACTTTGGTGTTTCAATGATTTTGGTCGGTTGGGCTTTGGGTGGGGTTGGGGTTCGTGGTTTGTCACTGAATGTGTAGGGCTTGAATAGGTCTTTGCGTTTGCGCCATTCACGTGTGGTGAATGATTGTTGTGCTGCTTCCCAGCCTGCAACAAGGTTCACTTCGTGGAAGGCAACGGTTGCATCTCCTGCTGGTAGGTGGCAGATGATGCCGACTGTTTTGTCGATTGGTGGCATCGGTGTGCGTTCGCCTGTTTTCCAGTTGTACATCCATTCGGCGTTGGCGTACATTGCGAGTTGGACTGCGATGTTGCCGTAGGCGTAGGACAGGTCGGTTCCTGTTTTCAAGTCAAAGATGACAAGTCTGCCGTCCATCAGTGTGACGATGCGGTCTGCTGTACCTGCGTATTCGAGTTCGTCGTTGATGAGTAGCACTTCAATGAACTCGTTGTGCATCGTGAATCCGTATGCTGCGATTCCTGCAACATAGGCATCGATGTCGGCTTGTAATCCTGGCAGGATCGCAGGCTTCAATCCGAGGTCTATCTGTTCGGTGATCGCATGCAATGCTGTACCAAGATTGGCACGACTGTATGCACCTGCTGCTTCAACACAATCGTTCGCAATTTTGTTGAGTCGAGTGCGATCATCAATCGCTGTTGATGCTTGTGCAAGCAAGTCTGGTCGTTGCACAAGACCTGTGATGGCCATGCGAACTTTCCAATCAGCAAGTGATGCTGTGTCATCTAATGTCTTTGCGACAGTTGTGACTCGTGTGTAACCACGTGGTTTGCCTTCAGGTTGTTGGATGAGGTATCGACCCCACCGATCCTTCGGTGCTTCTTCTTGAATGAACTCTTCTGTACTCATTTCGCAGGCTCCTTAGTGCTTGGGAATTATTAGGACTGTGACTGTAGCACCTGTTATGTGTGCCGATGGGGATACTCATCTAGGGGTGTTGCAGAGATAAACGGCTGGTCAATAATGAGCAGTAATTCAGCCCACTTCTGAGCTGGCATCACCGCATACCAATCAGCAGGATCGGCTGATCCACGCCGTTTCACGATGACCGCACCAGCCCAAGCACGAGCGTTCTTCATCTCCACTTCAAGCTCACGCAGATACCCAGGCAGATCAATCCGCTTCTCATTCTTGACCTCAATGCACACTCCAGGGATGCCGTCAATGTCGCCTCGATCATCCGTCCAACCAGCACGGCTGCGTTCAGCATTAGTCCAACCGAGAAGGTTGAGCCACTTCGCCACAGCCAACTCAGCCGACGACCCCTTGCGCTTCTGCGGTGATGTCATGATGTCAACACTCTAATGTTCTTGCGCAGCGCACGTCGTATGCGTTCCCGTTCGTTCGTTGAAGTACCAGCCCAAATACCTTGGTCATCGTTCTTCATAGCGAACGCTAAACATTCACGTCGCACCGGACATGTACTGCAAATAAGTTTTGCTGCACGAACATAGATGCTGTTGCCTTCAGTGAAGAACAGTTCTGTTTGTCCTTTGCATTTGGCTTGTGTCATCCATTGAGGTTGTGTTGGTCTGAAGACATGTGCGCCTTCAGACCAACTATCAACAACATGACCTTCACTCATACGAGCGATTTGTTGGATGCATCTGTCGAGCCTTCGCAACACGGCGCAAAGTTTTTCGTCCACGCTTCTCTGCTCGTGCTTCACGACTGATCAAGAGATGAACCCAGATCAACGCTATGACATTGATGATGCCCCAGTTGATCCACGCCAAGTTTGATATTGGTGTTGGTGGATCAAAGTCACCGCCACTTGTTGGAAGGATGAAGAACACCCATCCGATCAGTGTGAATGCGATGATCCAGCCTGCCTTGTTTCTATCTGTCATTGGTTCCATTATTGCCCTCCTATGGGTCGTCTTTGACTGTAGGGCATTGATGGTGCAAGATGGTGGATGCTCACCAACCACCCTCTGGAACCGTCCAAGGATCAAACCCCGATACCTTCCACAAGGCAAGCCCAGCACGAAGATTCGTGATGGCATCCAGCAGGGGTTCTTGGGTGCAGGCGATCTTGGCAAGGCAAACCGCAGCCCATTTGTTACGGCTGAGGTCGTAGTTGACTCCGTTGATTTGTAGAAGTCCTGAGTCGGATCGGTGGGTTCGTTCAGCAATACCGGTGATTTCACAGTCACCGTTCACGATGTCTCCTCCTCGACGGTTCGGGCATCCACCAGATTCACGCAGAATGATTTGACCGAGCCTGCGCCATGTTTTGGGTGGCCATCCTGCTTCGGCTGCGAGCTGTGGCAACCAACTGATGTCACCGTGCTGGAACACAATGTTCAAGCGACGTTCTTTTGGTATCACTTCTATTCGGTTGACGGAAGGGTTGTGGATGGGTTTGGGGGCTTGGACTGCGTGTGCAGTTCCGATGCCGATGAGCATGGTGAGTGTGGTGACGATGGTTGCTGTGATGCGTCTCATTGTCGCTCCGATCTTCGCAGGTTGATGGATATATGACCTCACCCCAAGGAGGAAGGGTGAGGGGCTGTTACGGCGACCATTTGGTGCGAACGAGCCGAGACCTACCCTAGTTGGTCAGGACTGCAAATTGCTATATGGCGCACCATTGCGCATGGAATATGAAGAACATGGTCAATGTCGTCTTCTTGTGTTCTGGACTGGTAGATGGTGATGTGGTCAGGTTTGCCACCATCACAAGTTGCCAACAAGAACCCACAGGTCGAGACAATCATCTCATCCTTGTCAAGTTCACCTATCGGTGTCCACGTGCTGACACCTGAATGGGCATCAGCCCAGGTGACTAGCACCATCGGCTGGCTCACGGTTTGGCTGCGATGTAGTCAACACCACGCCACCTCGCCCATCCGCTACGAATCGGCACCAACTCTAGATTGAAGTCACCGTCACCAGGTTCATATTCGACTACTGCGATTCCTTGTTGCCAGTCTTCTGACCGGTACAACGGACGGCCATCAAGGTCGTGACCGCCACGTGTGGATGGCACTGCACCGTCGGTTCGTGCCAAACATCCTGGTGATGCAGCAAGGATCGTTCTCGCACCGTCGTAGTCGTCACGAGTTCGTTCAGCCCATTCACGACGATGAATGTGTCCGAAGATCACTGAGGTCTTGACTGTTGACAAATACTTGTGAGCTGTACTTCCACCTGACGCAACCTTGTCACCGTGTATTACATGCAAGCGTTCGTTGATCCAATGCGCACCCGTTGGGTATCCACTCAGATACTCCACTTCAAACTCATCTAACCGGCACAGATACGGCACCGACATCACAGGCCACTCAGAAGGTATCTTCCCTCGACGTAACCCAAACGCAGCCGAAGCCGAATCCAGAACATAGTTACCCAACCGTTCTTCATGGTTGCCTGCGATCCACGTGATCGTCGCTTGGGGTGCGATCTTGCGCAGCTGTGCGCACAACTCGGTTGCACGGTCAATCGCTGCTTGGGTGGTTCGAGCGAACGCTGGGGTGAACCGATATTTGCCGAACTCGCACAGGTCTAAGTTGTCGCCAACCAACACGATTTGAGCAGGCTTGGATGCTTTGATGATGTGCATCGCAACCTCAATCGCTTGCTCATCGTGGATCGGTTCCAAACCAGTTGCCTGATGAAAGTATCCGATCTGCATATCTGGCAGAACCACAGCCGTCTGATACTCCCCATGCTTGATCGCTTTGGGGTTGAGGGTGGGGACTGTGTATCGTTTGCCTTGTTGGATGACAGGCCATGCTGGTGCGCCTGCTTCTCGTAGGTCGTCAGCGAGTGACATTGTGGTTGTCTCGGTAACGGGTGATGACCGATGGAGACATCTTGAACCCACGCTTCTTCAGAGCATGCACGATTTGCATGGGTCTGATTGTGGGGTCGAGCATTGCTTCACGGAGGTCTTTGCCATCTTCGGCAGAGAGTTGGGCAACTATCTCATCAAGCTTTGAGGTTCCTCTTAGACTTTGCGACTTTATTTCTTGTAACAGTTTCGCCATTGGTCGTCCCCTTGAGATGCCAGTCAATATGTGAATCCAACTTAGTACCTATCTTGTCCACATTTCCACTAAGCGTGTCCAAGGCATCCACAACCTTTGCGTGGTCTTGCGTGTTTTCGTTACGCATCACCAACATCAGCGTTGTCATAACCCCACCCACAGCCGTAATCAACGCTGCTAGAACGATGCCCCAATCCATTATGCGACCGGCTTCGGATGTGCTGTTTCAAAGTCGAGGACTGCTTGGTTTGGTGTTGAATCTGTCCAGCGTAGATGCCAAGGTTCGGCACCTGGCATGTCAACTACTTCGTGACTGAACCCGAATCGTTGCTCATTTTCCAGCAACCATGCCAACACTTTGCCTGATGCGTTGGCGACATCGACTGCGATGCCAAGCATGTGTCGTGAACACTTAGCAGGATCATCAACAGGACTGGCAAGTACAGCCATACCCTTCTTTAGATACCACTTCTTGCCGTCATAGGTTCGGGTCTGTGCGCCTTCAATCGGTTCAACTTGGAACCGTTGCAAGAACCCAGCCTTCTGTGTTGCGATACTTCGATACGTGTCACCAGGCGAAGTCGGCTTCAAATTGATACCAGCCTCCGTGATCGCTGCATACTTCATCGCTTCCCAAGCCCTCGCAGCACAATGATGCAACTGCCCACCACCACTGATGGGTCGCAACATTGTGAGACTTATCTCCGAAGGCTTCTTACCTTTGAGATGTTCACAGAACTTGATCGGCACCACAGGCCAAGGCATCTTGGTCATGTGGTCACTTCTTCTTTGCGCCGAATGCCTCGTTGATTTCATCCATTGACAAGTTGCCGTCAAGCGAAGCCTGAGCCAACTTCTGTACCACAGTGGCAACGGCTGCGAACCCAGCCAACACAGCCGACTTCCATATCTCCAGTTCCGGTGCGATCACAGCCGAACCACCAACGATGGCAAGAGCTGATGACAAGAACACAGCAACAATACGACCTGCGACATCTTGAAACTTTTTCATTCTGATTCTTCTTTCTTGGTAAGTGCGCCGATCAGGTGCAGAACTAACGCCCCAACTGTAAGCCAGATCACGACTCGTTGGATAGCCCCCGACAACGTGAGGATCGTCGTGACAGATGCAGCAATCGTCCACAGCAACGCATGGAACTCACCCCATATCTTCATCGTTTATTCCTTCGAGTTGATGCAGGGGCTGACACCAAGAATACAGCACCAAGAGCAATCAGCGCACGACGGGTTTTGATTGGCACCGTTTGGTTCGTCATCACATAATCATCAGCGAAACCTTGAAACAGATTTAACACAGCCTCGAATGCTTTACGCACTTTGGACGGTGCATCTTGCACAGCAGCAACCAACTCGACTGCCTGCTCCGTAGTCAACTCTTCAACGGCCACCTGTTCAAAGACCTGAGCAGCTTCCTCATTCGTCAACACCGCCAACACCGCTGGCTCCGATGCTACGGACACGGCTTGATCGGTGCTGAGGGCGTGGGTGAGGAGTTCGGTGACGATGGCTTTGACTTCTTCAGGGGTTGCTTGGTCTATTTGCACTAGGGCTTCAACTACTGCCTTGTCGCTGATGGGTGGGAGTTCTGCGTCTTTGGCTGGTTCGCTTGTCTCAGGGGCTTGTGGTGCGTCTGGCACCGTGTCTGGTGGCAAAGGCATCGTGTCTGGGGGTGGGGGCAAAGGGTCTGGGGGCTTGACGAACGGTAGCGTTTGAGGTGGCTGAACAGTAGTGTTTGGCGGTTCTGGCATTGTGTCAGGGATAGGGGGAAACAGTGGTTGTAGTACGGCTGGCAATGTATCTGGTGGTTCAGGGATGGTCTCTGGTGGGGTTGGCATTGTTGTTTGTGGTGGAGGAACCGTTGCTGGTGGTTCTGGCATCGTTGGTTCTGGTGGCGGTATATAGATTGTTTGAGGTGTCGAAGTAGTCGATGGGTTTGTAGCAGGAACAGTTGTCGGTGCGACAGTCGTAGAAGTTGTTGTGGTTGTCCATGTTGTGGTTGTCTCCGCAATCGTCGTGTCAGGGATAGTTGTGTCTGGAATAGTTGTATCCGAAGGGACACCATTGGTGGTGAACGCTGAATCAGGAACCATCTCCCAATCTTGGTTGTCTATCTTCCAAGCCAACATCAAACAAGTTCCACCACCGTTCTCGTACATCCACAAATTGAGCGGTTGGCTGCCTGCTTCGATAGTGATGTTGCCTGACAACGTGGCCGAACATCCCTGGTCACTCCAGTTGCCCCACTCGTTACCGTCAATGTTGATTCTGCCACCGTCATCCGAAGCCAACCAGAACTCAATCGTCTGATGTTCAGGGATCGTGATGAACCCTGTCATGTGAACCATGAACAGATCAACCGTGCAATCTAGATACGGTTCACCGTCGTAACTTCGATTGATATTGTTCTCAAGCTCCGAACCACATAACTCATACTGAGTAGTTGACTTGATCGGTGGAATCTCATCAATCGTGTAATACGACGTGAACAACCCAGGCATCGGATCAGCTGATGCTGACGGAATGAAACTAAAGATCGACGCTAGAAACGCAGGAGCAACAATCAGCCAACGACTACGAAAGAAGTGCCGCAACCTCATCGGCTGTCAAACCTAACTTGTCTATAACGGCTTGACGGGCTGCGGCTTTATCGGCTGCGGCTTGTGCGGCGGCTTTGTCTGCGGCTTGTGTTGCTTTGTATTCTGCAAACTCCGCTTCAGTCATTTCACGGTCTGTAACTTCGTTTGTTGCCATGTCGTGTATGCGAATAAGTGGATTAGACATTATTTAACCCCGTAAATTAAGACTGTGCCAGCAGACCAACTGCCGCCGCTGTTAATAAATTGCAAAGATGATATTGCGGTTGTGCTGTTCCAAATTCCGCCACCGAACCAACCACCAGCACCGCTATTATCCGTTATTCCAGAACCAATAACTGACCACGCTTTAGATTGCGAGCCAGCATAATTTGGCAAAAGAACGGCGTTCATAACTTTATTGCTTGCACTATTCAATACTTGAAAACCAGAAAACGAAAAAATATCATCTTGTGTTTGAGTTGTACCGCCGCGATAACGCTGATATGAAGAAAAATAGTTTCCATTAGTGCTGTCACTGTTTATGTAACAACGCAAATATCCCGATGCTGTAGCGGAATATGCACCGAACATATAAATTTGTAACGCTGTGTAAGTTTGGTCAATGCTGCTCACCGTTGTGCTTGCACCTGTAAGCGTTGTAGTGCTAAGCAAAGTCATACCGCCAGCCGATGCAGTCACGCCTGACGCAATAAAGATTGCTGCTGAGGCTGAAGTGAAGTAAAGGGTGCCACCTGCGTTCTGCACTAACGCCAAAGTTCCTGATGTACCTACTGTGCAAGTTCCAGCCGTGACAGTGCATACACCTGCACCAATGTTCTGAATGAACAATGTGTCACCAGCTGCAAAGATTGACGTGTTCACCGTGATTGTGGTAGCCGAAGCCGAGTTCATCACCACTCTGGTACCAACATCAGCAGCAACCAAAGTGTATGAGGTTGTCTTGGTCGAAACTGTTTGGTTGTAGTCGTTCGCTTGCAAAGATGTCATCTGTGCTGCGGTGAGCGTCTGACCAGAAGTGAATGTTTGAATCGCCATGATGCTCCTATTGTAGTGCGTAGTCGGTGTCGTCGAGGGCTGACGTGTTCAGGATAAACGGTATCACCAACTGCACTTGGCCAAGCCCAACAGTCACCCGATGCGTGGACGGATTGATGGTATGCCGGATTGATTCCACCACCACATTCTGAGACACCGTTGCAGGAGTACCCACAGCAAAAGTCTTGGATACCGACAAAATATCGCCAATCTCCAAACCTGCCATCGTTGCCTGCTGCGCAGAAGTCAACGCATTCAACAACACATCCATCTCCGAGAACCGAACCACAGGGTCTTGAAACCTAGACAACAACGACGCAGCCAACGCCGACCCAGCAGCATCCGTCGCCAACGGCACCCCAGTCAACGCCAACGCCTTGATCCCATACTGCGCCTGACTAGCAGTACCAGACGCAACACTTGAAGCCGTACCACCATCAATCTGCACAGCCACACGATTCAACACCGTCTCAGCCCCATACACATTCGACAACGACAAAATCGGAACACCAGCCGTACCACCAAACGAAGCCACAGCCGTACCAAACGACACCGCAATCCGAGCATCAAAGTTCACCAACCCAGAACGATCAACAAACAAACGCCCACCCTCAGCCGTAGCCACATCCTGCAACGCCGTCAACACATTCGTCGCATCGTCATACGCAACCGTTCCACACGTCGCAACCCCAGTCTCAATGCTGCGCAACGCAGTCGAGAACGCCACCTCTGGACGATCCAAGATCGCTGACACACGAGCAGAAGTCAACTGGGATGATGGAGTGAATGCGGTCAATGCGGTCTGACCTAACTGACCGAGCGCATCCGTAGCCGTGATCGTTGCAGTTGACAGATTCGGTTCTGCATACTCCATGTTTAAGTCGTACACAAACCCTGTGAACATTGCTGTCGTTCCGGCTGTACCGCCGTACACCTGGAACTGGCGACGAGGTGCGATACCAACAGTCCCACCCGAATACCACTCTGACGCTGTATTCAACGGATCAAAGTATCGAGCAGCTGCACGATCATCAGCAACAATCGTGCAAGATGATGAAGGGAACGTATCAAGTTGGGTGGCACGGCCACGATTGATATTGATGTTCGTCACATACTCGGTGATGTCAACAAAGTTCGTTGAACCATTCAACACATCAGTACCGTTCAAGACGCTCGTATCCAACGTGAACGCATCAGCCAAGAACCCCACATCCAACAACACCTTGTATGTAGAACCCCACTTGGTTGCCTTAGCCATTAGAACGCAATCCCTCGCAAGGCTTGACCACCATTCTTACGGGCAAACTCCGTGAACAAATCACTCAAATCCGCTGCCAATGTAGCTTTGTCGGAAATCATTCCAGCGTTCACATTGACTTGTGTGAACCCACCAGCACCATTCGGATTGTACCCAGTCGAGTTACCAGTCACCGTTGCAGGAATAGAAGCAGCAACACCAGCCATCGGATTATCAGCAACAACCTTTGGATATTTGAGAGCAATTTCTCCAGCAGCCTTGATCGCATCCGACAAGTTCTTGAATGCCTCAGCCTCACGATCAATCGCCTCAGCCACAGCATCAGTCGCATCAGCCTGCTTCTGCTTCGCATCAGTCAACGCATCCGACAAAGTCTTATACACATCGGAACCAATCGAAGCACCAAAGATCGCATCATTCAACAAACCAGTCGCCTTAGTCAAACCATCAGTCGCCTCAGTCTGCCGATCAATCGCATCAGCACTCGACAACTTCGCCTCAGCCAACGCAATCTCAGCCTCACGAATCGCCTGTGGTGTTGACTCAGGATCAGCACGAACCTTCGCCAGATTCTTCTCAGCATCAGCAACAGCAAACACCGACTGCTCCACGTTGTACCCAGCACGTTCCAACCCACGCTGAGCCAACGCCAACTCCTTCGCAGCCTTCTTAGCCTGCGGAGAATCAGCACCATACCCAGCCACCGCAGCATTGAACGCAGCCTGCGCATCAGCCACACCCTGGTTCGCAGCCGTCAACGACTCACCAGCCTTCACCGAAGCCTTCTGCGCCTGAATGAACGACTTCTGTGCAGAGTTACTCGACTTCAACGCATCCGTATAAACCTTCAACTTCTCGGTAGCAGTCTTCACAGCCTTAGCCACACCACCGCCACCCCCACCACCAGCACCAGCAAGATCAGATGTCAAATCTTTCGCACCTTTTCCAAATCCTTGTTGAGCAAGAATCGCAGCAGGGATACCTTTGACAGCATAATTATTGACAGGAACCGCAATAGCATCAAACGACTTTCTAAGTTGATCAATGTTGACTGCTTCTCCAGTTAGACCTTTGATCGCATCTTCGGTTGCTTGCACAATCTTGAATGGATTCGTTGATTCAATCGCTGCTTTTGCAAGGTAAAAAACTTTGTACAACACGTTTGCTGCTTCACCGGCTGCAATCGTTATGACCTCAAAGACTTTGACCACCGATGTTCCAGCATTGCCAGATTCAAAGATCAACTGTTGAAATCCTGCAATCAACCCATTTTCGCTAATGACCGAAGTGACCCGTTGAATAGCAGGAGCAATTTTGACTGTGAAGAATGTAATCAATTTATCTAAATACGGGAGAAGGGCTGTACCAATCGTTTCAACAATCTCACCAAATTGCCCTTTGATAATTTTCAATTTGCCACCGAATGTGTTTGCAGCAGCATCCGCTGCACCACCAAATTGACCTTGCAAAGTTTCCAGCACCGCACCAAAGTCTTTTGACTTCTTCGTACTTTCATCCAAAGGAATACCAAGTTTGCCCAACGCCGTGAACTGACCAAGGCTCGCCTTGGCAACGGCCAAAGAAACTGATGCAAGGTCTTTGCCTGTAGCAGCAGATATATCTTGCGCAATAGTCAACAGGTCTTGAGACTTTCTCAAGTCTCCTGTGACACGAACCAAAGTTCCCATCGAGTCACGCAACTCTGTATCACTGGTTCCGGTACGAAGTTGAGTAACAGAGATATACCGTTCAACCGCATCAGTCAAACCTTGTTGTTCACCAAAGGTTCGTTTCAACTGTGCAGCCAACAACGCCTGCGACTTCTCATCTTCCATCGCAGCCTTCACCGCAAATCCGATACCAGTAGCAACAGCACCGAATGCCGCAGCACCAGCAATCGCAACCGTCTTGAACGACGGCAACAAACTAGTCACATCCGTCTTCAGGCCACCCATGCCATCGGAGACTTGTCTGATGCCCTTCTTGTATTGTTCAGCATCAGCAAGGAATCGAACTACGAATGTGCGAACGCCTGCCATGAGGCAATTCTAGATGACATCCTCACAAGCCGAGCGCAAGGCACGGAAGTCAGCCAACACCACAGACCACAACTCTTTACCTT